CACACCACTAAGACTTACAACAGGTTTGACGCTACAATTTTCAATCCAATTTGAATCGTCAAATCCCGGCCATATTCGTAAGTACGCTTCAGTATATCCCGCCGGGTTTGGTGGGAACAAAACAACTACCGGAGAAGCCGAAGCAGGAGCAGGTATTGTTACTGTCCTGTGTACTGAAGGACCATCATCAACATAATAGAGCGACACCTGCAAACCGTATGATTCATTCTTGCCTTTACGATAGTAAAAACTAACTTCCAGATTGTCGCCTTCCTCGACAGCAAAAGTTTGAGACTGCAAAGCTGTCCAACCAGCTATTTCAAATGTCGGTAAAGTTATTTTGAGTGCTTTCCCTTGTGCCTGCATGGTAGGATTTTCTATGGCTGTTACAGCATCATCCGAACCATCCCCAGCTATTGACCACCCGGAAGGCATCACAGCACCAGTCGGATAAACGGAGAACTTACCGTTGTATAAATGTTCAAAGGTTACTTCCGGCGATTCCTCTTCCTTGAGACTCAAAGCATTTAAAAAATAGGTAATGCCTTGGGCATCACTGCCGTAGCAAAGATAACGAAATTCAACATTTACAGCGTCGACATGAGCCTGTAATATAGCCTGGTATATTGTGTATTCAGTCGTATAAGGTACAGTGAGAAATGTCTCGTCACCGCTTCCGTCCTTATCTACGAACTGAATACCAAGTAGCCCGTTGGAGTTTGCAGTAGCCTTGACATGTATGGAAAAGCTATATTGCCTACCACCAATAACAGGGATACCGTACTTATTTATGCTTTTCCAAGAAGCACTTGGAAACGTAAACGTTAAGGCTTTCGTACCTGGAATGGCTATTTCAGTTGAAAATGATGTAGCTATTTCACTCGGCCCGTAAATACTAAATCCTGTCGGAAAGGTTGTCCCGTCCTCAAATGTACCATTTGGCAACAGTTCAGGAGGAACTGGATCTGTAACTTCCCCGGGTAGCTTTATCCGTGTTATTGCTGGTTGTTGTGGGTTGCTACCAAGGTAGTATTCCTTATCCAACTTTGAATAATATGTTTGAGCATGAATCCTAAAAACAGCAACGGTAAAACTGGTTAATACTGCAAGGTTAATGCCGGATATATTCCAGGCCGTAGTACCTATAATCGGTGTGTCGATAGACTGCAGGATATTGCCTTGCTGATCAAAAACAATAAATTTATTCTGTGAGTTGTCGTAAGTTATCAGTTTGTTAAAATAAAGAGCGAGTCCCTGACAGTCAGTTATTCCGGTTAATGTGAATTGACTCGTAATAGTCCCGGCCAAGTCAAATATTTTAACTGCTCCGGCGGCAGTTATTCGGGCAATGTGAGTCGCCTCCACAAAACAAAAAGCAATAAAGCCAACGTCCCCGGGATACGTGATCCCGGTTAAGTTTTTCACATCCCCGGAGACAGTCATGTACCATAATTCCCCGAAATAAGACAGGGCCACTACATTTAGGGCTTCTGTGGTTAGGGTTGCCTGACCAGGTGTAAATACGTCTGACTCATAAATTCCGGCGTCCCCGACCACATAAAATTTGTCCGCGTGCGGCAGGTACATTATTGCCTTTTCGTTTTCAGCGACATGGCAAATCGCTTGAACCGTTCCCGCAGGTATACTTGCCGCATCAAAAATAACCTTTTGGCTTACATCGCCTACAGCCCATCGTTCGGCAGTATTTGTAGTCGGCGGGTATCCGACAGACAAGGCCGCTCCGGTATCATAGACTATATACCCGGCAGCCTGTAGTTGTGCAGCAGTCACCTCAGCGACAAGATGATTCTGCCCGTCATCCCAAACAAGTTTTTTTACCCCAGCAACACTATATTCCCAAGGCTGTTCAACGTCCTCGTTCTGGGTCATATAGACGCGGTATGATGTTGCCCCTTCGACTGGTGAAATCTCAATAGGTACTTGATTGGTATTTGTGCCTACTCCGGTTATCGCCCGGACTTCATTGGAACGATCTGTTTCGCCATTTGTTGTAAGCGCCGTAACACAATAATATCTCGTCTCCCCCGCGGGGATACTTCCCCCTGTTGTTACCAGCCAATTATCAGGATGTACAACATGAGGTATCCGTAATAACTGGTCCATCTCTTGACCATCTACTTCAATTCCGATAATTGCCGCTGGCCAAGGGTAGAGTGTGTATTCCGTGCCGCTCAGTTGCGTCATGTCCGCTTTTTTGAGCAGCGTAAAAGGTTCATGTACTGCAGCAGCGGCAAAGTCGCCCATAAGCCCATCCGTAACGTATACAGTGTTGTTGGTAGTCCCAATATCAAACTCAATATGATTCGGGTTTGCCGTTGCCCCAACCGGAATAACTGCAGTTGTGTCAGCACTAGCTGCCGGTATTGTCACTGTATTGGTGGTTGCCGACACATCAACAATTTTTGATGGTGTAAATGCCTGAGATACTAACAGCACGCCACCGATATACCCGGCATCACCATCTGTATTAGTGATTTCAATATCTGCCTTTTCGGAAAACGCTGTACTCAGGACGTAAATATCAGTAGCCCGCCACTGACTTGTCGCTTGGACGTTTACGATCTTTTCGTCTATCGGACGCCGGTACCTATCAAGCAGAGTCACCTTTACCCTGAAAATAGATACTCCAGAACTCATAGCGTAAACGGTTATTTTTTGTTTTAGGAGCCCGTTGTCAATGCAAATATTTTTCTGTAATAGTGAACTATTTCGCTGTAGTAGCATTGATATCGTACCAAGCGGGTTAATTTCTTCGATCATTGCTGCACTCGCAACGTCCCATCCAGTAGGTGCTACATCGTCCCCTGAGTAAAAAAAGTTTGGGTTTACAACACAGTTTTCCACTGGCAATTCTACCGGATTTACAGCTAATTCCTCTAGGGTGAAATTACCGTACCAAGCTTTACCAGCCGAAAACCCTCGGTGCAAGAGGTGTAGGAACAGGTATTTTACCGGCCGGGACGGAATAAATGTCTTTTTCTTAAAGACAAAATCATACGTCCCAGCATCAAAAACCAGATCCCCGCCACCGACAGCAGGCCAACCGGGGGGATGACCAATAAAGCCAATAGTAACTTTAGGATTGCCAATACATCCTTCCGCAGCAACATAGGCCGATATGCAGATCGGCTTTACTTCTGTCTGATTAATAGCTATTACCTGCGTTATGCCACCTGATTGGGCTACCAGTGGATCAGCTATATCCAGTAGGATGCTTTTCCCACCACCAGGAGTTTGTCTCACATCCCAAACTCCTCCGGCAGCTAAAAAGGTTCCATAGTCTGGGCCGCCAAGGGCCCAATAGTTGTCGGGTGCTACTCCATCCCCGCCCAGGGTATCGCAACCGCCCGGAGCGTAACAGTGATCCGCAGGGTCAAAAGGGAAATTCCCTTCGCTATCCATGACCTCTATGGTACCGGTTGTACTTATCAAGAGAAGTGGGTTATTTACTAAATTGGCCAAAACTATAACCACCTCTCGTAATAAGTAATCTTGATATGCGCCCCGGTGGTATCCGGGTTTGTATACGTCAATGTGTTGCTACCCGGAACAAGCACGGAAAAAGTACCGTCGTGGTAAAGTAGGGCGCTGGTTCCGTCTAGCTGTACTGTCATTCTCTCGGTGTCAATATAAACAGTTTTACCGACATCTACAGCACTTAAATAGATGCACTCATCGCCATTAATATTTAACGTGAACCCATTAGTTAGCGCGCTACTACCACTTATCTCTATAGCCACGGGAGTATTTACCCCTCCCGAATTGGTCAAGGTAAGCGTCCCAGCGTTGGCGATATCCTGCTCAACAACGACAGGTGAAACAGCATAAGCATGAGGCAAGCACCTGAACTGCAGGGTAAATTCCCCTAAAGCAAACGTCTGCTGCAGATCCACCTGATTGATTAGCTTTGCCCAGTAAAACACCCCTGGCTCGTCATCAAAAATTAGCTTTGCGCGGGCGGGGGTATAGAGCCAGGCGGCTATCTGCCGGGCTTTTTGACGCAAGGCAAGGAGGCTTGTTTCTAATATCTTGCAGTCAATATCTATGTATCTGTCTTTAAGAGATCCGGGCATTAAATGCGATCCATCCATGCCGGGAATCTCTTTATATTGGTCGTCACTGGCTGGCAGTAGTTGGCGGTTTTTGGAGCGCATATATATTCCGTATGCGCTGCTGTGCGTGCCATTGAACGTAAAGCCATACATATTACCGCCTCCCCACTCCTCGCTGTGTCGAGCGCACTAATCCACCAAGTCGGTTACTTATCTGCACAATATCGTCATCACTACGAATGATTATTGGGCCTGGAAAAGTAAGGTTTATAATCGTATCTCCGCCGCCAGCCATTGCTGGTGAGGGTGCTATAGATGAAAATTTAGGTCCAATAGACATCAGCGCATCAATCAATGTATCTCGCATCATTGGCAGTAGAGTTGATAATGGAGCAGCTACCTCGCTGCCACCGGCTTCAGCTATTTGAGTTATTGCCGGACGATGAAAAATACCACCTTTGGCGGCCTTATAAATCTTCACATTACTGTCATCCCAACCGACTGTATACCCAAGTGCTTCGGCGACTTCACGGATGCCGACGTAAGAAGTACCATCTTCAACCTTCCAAGGGGTAAACCATTGAGTACCAATCTTAACTCTCTGATTTACTTGATCCCACTCCACGGGTTGGTCTAACATGCCGGCCAAGTCCCTTGATGCCATATATGTCGTACCGTTTGCGTTTATATATTGACCTGGACCTATAGAAGCTATTAATTGGGGTGTGCCTGCGTTGCCACCACTTGACCCTTGCGCTTGCACGCCACCCAAAAACTCACTTGCACCAAGCGGCAATTCTGTAGACCCTGCCGCCATTCCCTGTGCTAATTGACGCATCCAGTCAATGCCTTGCTGGTACCACTGATCGTTGGTCATTGCCAGCTTTGCCAACATCTCCAAAGTGCTGTCAGAGATAAGTTCCTGGACTTCAGAGTAATATTTTTCGAGTTCCTTTCTCTTCTTTTCATTGGCAGCTTTAATGTCGTCAATTTCATCTTTTATTGCGTCTTCACGGATACTTGCTTCTTCTTCTATAGCATCTATTTGATCCTGCAATGCCTTTTCCTGGTCTTCTCTTGCCCATTCGTTCTGCTTTTCCTGCCATTCTTTTTGAGCCTCGGCTATTTGCTTATCGAGTTCTTCTACTTTTTCTTTATGTTCTTTGCCGGCATAGAGCGCTTCTTTATTACGTTCTTCGGTTAGCTCTGCTATTGTTGCGTTATATTCTTCCTCAGCCTCAGCACGGCTTTCGGTGTCAGCTTCTTCTTCAAGGGCTTCGATTTGTGCCTGCAAAGCCTTAACCCGGCTGTCAGTTTCCTCTTTAAGCTTATCGATTAGCTCTTCTTTGGACCTAATCAGTTCCTCATCTGCCTCAATTTCTGCCTCGATGAGTTTTTTGCGTTCCTCATAAGCCTTCTTTATTTCCTCGGATTCTTCTTTAAGGGCCTTACTATACTTGTCAAAAAGCTCTTTTTGTCTTCTGATAATTTGATCTATAGAAGCTTGCTCTTGGGCTACCGCATTGTTAGATATTTCTATGTTTAGCTTTTCGAGGGCTATTTTTGCCATCTCAAGCTCGTGCTTATATTGTTTCGTGATTTGGCTGTTTTCGCCAAGTTTTGCCTTGGTCATTTCGTAGATGTCATTAAGTACATCTACTTTTTCCGACGCTTGTTGCAGTTCGAGCTGGAGTTTTTGAAGTTCGTTTTTAAGCCTCTGTATTTCTGTTATGTTATTGCTCGATGCAATAGTTTTTAATTCCAGACCAGCAGAAGCTAATTGGAATGTTCTATCTAGATCCCCCAACACAAGACTGACGGCACCTTGAACGGCCTGAGCCATTTTTTCAGCAGCTTTTTCGGCCTCAGATGTTCCTTTCTCAATACCTTTTGCCAAACCTTCGGCAATATATCTACCAAGTTCCTCAGTTACCTTAGAAGGGCTACGCATATCGAAAAATCCTGTTATGGCATCCTTGACACTGGTTGCCACGGATAAAGCGGCTTCTTTTGCGGATTGGAGTTTGAATGTTATACCGTTTACCATGCCTTGAATTATGTTACTACCCCAGGTTACTGCTTCCGACCATAAACCTGAAACACTTGATCTTATATTATTGAATACCGTTTTAACGGCTTGTCCTAACTCGGAAGCTTTGGCTTTCACAGTGTCCCAGTTTTGATACAAAGCAATTCCACCGGCCACAAGTGCCGCTATAACCGCAACAGCTATACCTATGGGACCGGTCGCTATGGTAAATGCAGTTCCCAGTGCTGGTGCAATTGCTATTATGCCAGATATAGCACTTGACACTGCCCCGAAGCCCATTAACAGCGGCCCTATAGCTGCGGCAATTCCTGCTATTACAAGTACTGTTTTTTGTCCAGCAGGAGATAGACCAGTGAACCATTCAACCAGTGATTGTATAGAAGGAATAAAGTCAGCCCTAATCATATCTATTAGCGGCAGTAGTACTGGAGTAACTACTGCCTGCATCTCACGCATAGCAGCCGTCATAGCAAGGCCCGGGTTATTCGCTTTCATAGCTTCAGCTGCTTCTTGAGTAGCTCCCTTAAAATCTCCTACACCCTTTACACCGTCAGCCATTGCGACAATTACCTTAGACCTAACATCCTCCCACTGTGTACCGAAGAGCGCTACACCTGCAGTATTTTGAGCGACTGGATCTTTCATGGCAGCCAATGACGCAATAGTGGCCATGAAAGCCTGCTGTGCTTTATCGCCACCAGCAGCTATATCAGCGCCCATTTTTGTAGCGTCCAGTCCAATAGCTGTAAAACCTTCTGCTGTACCTTTACTTCCATCCTGAGCCCTTATATTAAACTCCTTTACTGCATCGCCAACCTTATCCAAGCTAAAAGCTCCGGCATTAGCCCCAGCAACCAGTATCCCCATCATTTGGTCAGCAGACATTCCCATGCTGGCAAACTGAGGTGAATATTCATTCAAGGTATCAAGCAGCTCACCGGAATAGTCCCCGCCTTTTTGAAAGCCGACGGTGATTAAATCTAGTGCATCCTGGCCGCTGATTCCGAAGTTTTTAATCATAGTTCCGGCGGCTTTGGTGCTATCCGTTACCTCAGCGCCAAATACATCGGAAATTACCATAGCTCCTTCAGTAACTGACTGCATTTCCTCTTTAGCCAGTGCACCCATATTCAAACGAACTTGCCTCACGGACTCTGTAGCTTGTTCAATATCTTGTCCAAATCCGGATTTCCAAGCTCCCTTAGCAACATTGCCAAGATCTGCAGCCTCTTGAGAGGTGATACCTAACTGCGCCTGCAATTTACCTATAGCCGATTCTGCGTCAAGAGCCCCTTTTAACATCATTCCACCTGCAGCAAGAATCGGGGCGGTGATGGCAGCGCTCATGGCTGTCCCAATGCCTTTCATCTTGTCGCCAGCTCGCTGAAGATGACCGGGCAAGTTATCAACCTCTGTCCTAATGCCCAGGAAAGACCTAATGGCGTTACTTGAGTCTCCCATAATCCGTATTAGTAATTCACCTGCACTAGCCACGGTTCACCACCACCTTTTCCACTGCAAATCCAGGCATGTTTTCAAGGTCCTCAATATCTATTTTGTTAACTTTTCCTTTGTTGTTCAGTGCTTTCAGTGCGAGGCTTTCAGTAGATACCTGCTCTGATTCGCCTCCAACTCTGTCTACCCGGCTTTCCATTAATAAGACAATTTGGTCATCGGTAAGCTCATTTTCAATTTTATCAACCGTGTAAGCAGGGAAAGCAGTCATAAATGCTTCATAAGCGTTAGCTAATGTTACATCCCCCTCTGCCGGGGGTTCATAGGGTTTCCCATGCCGTTCATATGTAGAGCTAGCAACATAGCCTCTGCCAACTCCTCATTTGTGGCGTTATCATCGATCCAGTCTTCTTTTCCGGTCAGCTCCGGAATAGCTGTGATAAGTGCATTTAACTGCAAGGGTTCGGCTTCTCCTAGATTATCAAGAAGCGCAACAACTGAATTAATAGGAGAGGCTTTATCAGTCAGTTCGGCATTAATATGTAGAAACTTTCCGGCCATCTCAGCCCACTTTTGGCGAAAAGCCCGGGCCTGTTTGCGAACCAAGGGCTTAATTTCAAACGTTTTCCCGCCAATACTGACGGGTACACCTTCGCGGGTCATTTTCTGATCCGGAGTACGGGTTTTAATAGCCTCTATTTTTTGTTCTATGGTATTGTTTACTTCGCAAATCATAAGTTTGCCCCCCTTAAATTTAAAACCGCCCTAAAAGGACGGTCTACCTAAAATATTTATTATACTCCTGCCTCCGACGCTCCCCGGAGAGCTGGGCATAAATCATCGTGGTACTGGGACGGGCGTGCCCCATGCTGGACATAATAACATGTAATGGAGCCCCATTCTCCAACATCGTAGTTGCTGTCGTATGCCGCCATCTGTGCGGATAGACATTTACTTCCACCTCAGAGTGTTTGGCGATATCTTTCACTATCTCCCTGATTCTGGCTATCGACATACGTCGGATAGGTTTTCTGACTGTTACAAACAGGGCTTCATGTTCATCGGTCCGACTCTGTAAATATTTCTGCAGCCATATCCTGCACCTCTCAGTGAAATACACTTCGCGCTGTTTGTTACCCTTGCCAATGACAAGAGCGGATCTTGTCTGCCAATTAATGTCTTTTATGTTCAGTCCAAAAACTTCGCCTATCCGACATCCTGTGGCGTAGAAAAATTCAGTGAGCGCCTTTTCCAGCGAACTACTGCAGGCATCCCGTAGCAATTCCACTTCTTCAGTGTTCAGCGCCTTTGGGATCCTGGCGCCCTGCTTTGGTTCCTTCAGTTTCGAGGAAACATTGCGTTCAATGAAACCTTCTTCATGTAGGTATCTAAAGAAGGCGCGTATAAACTTTATTCTATGTCCGATACTGGCAGGTTTGAGATGGTCCTGCTTAATCAAATACTCTTTAAGTGCTACATGGGTAACTTCCTCAGTTTCGACGTCGCCTATGTGCCTAATTAACAAGTTAGACTGCAGTTGATAGGCTTTAAGCGTATGTAGCGAGTATCCTAAAAGACGCTTGTCCGCTTCGTAAAGTTTCCATGCTTTCGACAATAACATTGGCAGCACCTCCAAATTGATACTATTTTCGTATCTAAGTATATCACGATACTAAATTAGTATCAATATTATACTTGAAACTTTTTTCGTATCAATTATAATAAAGGTAGGGAGGTGCTGCCCGTGAGTGCCTTAAAGTTGCATTCAAATTTAAAAGAAATTCTAGATGACCGGAAATTATCTATCCGGCAAGTATCCAGAGATATTGACTACAGGTTTGCAAGCGTTAGGCAGTTTTACAACGACGAAATGAAACATTATCCGGAAGACCTTATTACTAAGCTTTGCGAATATCTTAAAATTAACATAGCCGATTTACTATATCTAAAAGAAGATTAAATTTTAAAGCCACCTTAAAACCGGGTGGCTTTTTGTTATCCTTCCGGGCCCGGTTCATCAGCTAGCTAACGCATTTTCGTTAGCTCGCTAAATAATTATTTCCTGCGGTGACACTTTTTGGTCAATTTCGAGTTGCGCAAGTAATTCCGCTTCTCGTTTGCAGTTTTGCAGATAAGTAGTCAGATCCTGTCCTTCTGATACTTCTTTTGCAAAGCTATACTCATAAGTATCTGCTCCATCAGTAACGCTAAAAACGTAATCTGTTGCTGTATTAAAAACTTTTGTATCTAACACCTATACACCCCCCCTAAACAATTTCAGTAGCAGTTAATTCGTATGTCCACGAACCTGCCCCTGAAGGTGTTACATTTGCTACATATTGCCTTGGGATAGCCAAAGAATATGTTTTGTAGGCTGCGGCAGTCTCAGGTGTTCCGCTTGAACCAGGACAAACAATTAATGAGTATGTAGCGTTCGTTGCTGCCGGTATTGCCATTTTTGCAAAAAGACCACCTGTAACACCAACCCTGTAATACAACCTCAATTCAAGCGTTTCTGCACCACCTGGATTTGCCGTAACATTTAAGGTCAAAACAACCCCACGCGCATTATAATTATCTTGCACAGGACTTGTTGTTGCAGTTGTTCTTGCTGCTGATGCAAGTAATGTTTTTTGCACATTATTACGCCAGGTGTCTAAGGTTGTACCGTTGCTTACCTTATTTTCGGCAGAAACTTTATTTGTTGTACCATCAGTTGTCTGGTCAATTCCAACCTTTCCTACCACCACTGAACTACCAGTTAGTGGGATACCATCCTTGATATCTTTTAAGCGGGCGAGTATCGTATTTGCCGTTGGACTGGCTTGAATTTCACCAACTTTTGTAAGTAAAGCATCCAGGTCAGTTGTTAGCCGCCTAAGTTTTGCGCTCAGTGTCCCGGTAGCACCAGCCGCTACTACAGCATCAGCGATAGCACCAAGAGTAACTAGCGATCCATCATCAGCACTCACTTTACCTAATAACCGGGCCGCCCTATCAATCATATCCATATGGCCCGGGTATTCCTCTGTTAGCAACGGGGCCCCGTCAACACCCCACAACAGCACCCTAGGAGCCCCTCTGGTACCGCGAATCTTTTCGTAAGCACCATTTCCATCATCTGAATCAGGGTCCCAATATTGAGCCGGGATAATCTCTGGCAATTGCCCCGGCTTTGGTTTTGTTTCGCGAATTAATGTATCCATGTTATTACCTCAGCTTTATAGCAGCTATAGTTACAGTCGTAACAGCTGAAAAGTTTACGTTAACCGTGCCATCGGCCTGGTTGAAAAGATGTGGTGGTATTGGCCCTATCATTCTTTCTTCACCTGCCGAAACAACAACCGCACGATCCCCTGTCCTGCCCCACGGGTCGGCGACACTTACCAGGGTGACGGTTATATCAGCTACAGCCTCATTTTTAACGTGCAAAAACATTTCTCCGTTATTTGCTACGCTATGACCATCAACGTTAGCGGCAGTGTAAACAGTTTCTAGTCCAGTTATAGCACAGGATTGTACAGCCAATGCAGTTCTTGCCATTTAATTAGACCTCCCTTAGCTTGTCGCTTCAGCAGTTTCATACGTGATCTTGCCAAGGCGCTTCCCGGCAGTCTTTGTCATGTCGTTGATTGCACGGAAAGTCATAGCGATCATTGTTTGGCCTTTTTTGGTGAACTTTTTCTCCAGCTTGGGAACTGCCACCACGCTCCATAACTCAATAATTATGTTAAGAGCTGGGTTATGCCTGCGAGGAACAGTGTATTTCAGTGTCCTTTTAGTAACCGCACTACTACTTCCAAACTCAAGTTCATCTTTGCCCTTTACGCCAGCGGCAGCCGCCGTAGTGGTTATGGTACCGTGGCCCATAGCCATCTTTACTTTTGCCGCTTCACTTTCCTTGCAGGTTATCGAAAAAGTGCATTCTTCACCCGTAATATAAGCATCAACAGCCCCGATAGCCTCTTCAATTTCAATAAATTCAAGGCTTTGAGAATAGGCAAGCGATCCTCCATCGTCAGATACCGAAACGGTAAGGGCACTTGATAATCCTTCATCAAGCGACAATGTACCGGCCCCAACATGGATTAGGTTAACATTTGTGGGCATGTAAATCACTCCTCAATAGTTTCTACGCTAAACTGCAACCGGCAGGCACGCAGAAAGCCATGTTCCATAGGCAAAACGCTGCTTATAAACCCATCACTAACCTGCGGATTATAGCCGTACCCGTGCCAGTTAGCTTCTTTTTCAAGGATTTCTTGGCCAGCAGCGGCCATCCTTTTGATTTGTATTTCAAGTTCGTCCTGGTCGTGATTGGCCTGGTAAAACTCGATGTTTAGATAGTGCCGCCAGGTATACTCATCAATCTTTGAAAAACGCAGGTAGTTAATCTTGCAGGCTGGGTAATTGACCATCATATTTTCGTCTATTTCCCTGCTGAAATACTCTGCAGGAGTAGATGTGACAATCCCCTTGCCGTTCTCTGCGTCTATCTCGGCCAGCTTAGCCTCAATATTGTTAACGATAACTGACTTACAAACATCAGTTATTTTTTCTGCATTAGGCATTTTCTCACCTCGGCGGGCTTAATTCTGATTGACTTTGCCATGGCAAAACTTCAACCCAAAGCCAGTCGTGCATTATGCTTACCCATTCGTTTTTCTGCTGTGCAGTTAGTTCAACCGGAGGACGGGCAGGCATTTTACTGGTTCCCTTTTGATGAAGCAACCCAAGATTCCATCTACCGTTGGGAGTACGTATCTTTGTACCAATAGAAACTCCTGCGTCAGTAGGTTCATAGATATGATCAGGGTCACTTGATTGCACTAAACTCGCTCGTAAGGAACCTGTTAAAACTAAAATAGGCTGCCCAGGGTATCGCTGCTCTTTCCATAGTTCATACTTTGGACTAAGAGGCTTCCACTTAGCTTTACCGCCAAAGGCACCTTCCAGCGAAAAAGTGCCGTGCTCACCTTCGAGGAAATTCTGGTGTATTCTGTCCCAGGCAGGCCTCATATTGGACAGGTCTTCGCTCACCCGGTCCAGCATCCTGGACAACTGAACATCTCCGGCCACTTCAAATCTAAGGTTCAGCATAACATCACCACTGATCCGTATTTAATTTCCAAATAACCTCCGAATCAGCCATGGCAGAATAGGGAGTATTTACCGAACCAGCCTTAGCCGCCGCACCAAATTTCATTTCTTTTGCAATTACCATACCGAGCACCTTCTCGGATTGGTTTTCCCATTCCTTAGCCTTGTTGCTCTCCCCCTGCTGGGCTGCGTAGATAATACGCCAACATTTAGCCGCCGTCAGTTGTGCAGCTACAGGCAAAAGAATTGCTTTGGCTTCTGTGTCTACAACCGGTACCGTGTAGGTACTGGCTAGACGACTATCTATGTAGCGGTCGGTATCGGCAATGTACTTTGTCACGTCTACGATAGTTATTTTTGAGTTTGCCGTAAAGGTAAAATTTAGCTGCTTAAGCAGGGCTTCAACGTCTGACTGGATGTGATAGGGCATTACTCTGCCACTCCGCCAACTATCATCCAATCTTCAGCTAAAGCGTCGCCTATACTCGGCGCCCACATACTGTGACTGCCATCCGCCTGCTTAATTTGCAGGTACGGGTTACATATGAACAAGTCACCCTCATTCATACCCCACGCCTCAGCGGTTTGCTTATTGCACGGAATTCCCTGTGGGTAACCTTTCTGGTAGACAACAAACAAACCTTTTCCATACCAACCGGCACGGGCCACCTTAAAGCCTTTCTTTGCTGCTTCAATGGCCAACCCAAGGGTGAGTCCATCGGTTGGTCGGTACGCTTCTTCAAATATTTCCCTTGGCGACCAACTTACATATCCGTCAGAATACACAACCTTATACCCATCCCTTAAAGGATTTTCATTTTCCGGAATAGGCCAGCCTCTAAAATTATTGTAATCCCCTAAATTCATCGGCTCTGCCTCAATGATTTTGACACCTAAATATTTTTTCATAAATTATTTTCCTTTCCCTGATTTTATTTTCTCATGGTCTGGCGCATTTGCATTTTTCGCATCTTTCTCCAGATCATTGGGCGCTTCTGGTTTTTCCTGTACTTCAGTTATAAGCAGCATCCTCTTTTCACCCATGATTAGCTTTACTTGCTGTTCGGTCAATTGCTCCGTGTCAATTTCCCTACCGTCAGCAGGAAAATGTAGACCACCCCTCCAAAAGCCATCGGGCTGAAGTGCTCTAACTAAATATTTAGGCATAATAATCTCCTTTCTAAACTGCAAAGGCCCGGAGATTATCCGGAACCTTTGCGTTAAGATGAATTAATTAGCTACTTCTGATCCAACTGCAAGCTGATACATACCAAGTCCGACATTATAACGACCGTCAACGCCATAGAGAAATTTCTTTTTCATAAAAGCAGTGTAGTCATCTGGACGATCTAGGGCTATAAATTCCGGCTTCTTGCGCATTTGCAAAAGGACAGGTTTAAGCGGTCGCTTAGTACAACCAATAAACCAGTTATTTGGGTCCGTTAAATAAGGTGTTACCACTAGATTTTCAAGTATATCTTTCATGATGTTGGTGGCACCAGCATCATTTCTTTCGGCGAAAAGTAACTTGCGGCCCGTAATTTCCAGTTCAGGAGGCACGTATAAAGTATCATATTCAATATTTAACGCTCTTCCTGTATAACCCTTCAATCTACGTCCAAGCGCGATAGCAGCTGAAAGTCCGGTAGCATCAAGGGCTAGATTCAGCTTATTACTCTGTACAGACCCGTCAGCTAGCGGGTGATCGGTATCAAAAAAGTATTGTCCATCATAGCAAACAGTAGAAAAACCTGCAGCTATCAGTGCAAATACTAGTTCGTCAGGGTGCATTTTTGCAGCCAAGGCCAGATCTTGGATTCTTGGCTTGATCTGGTTAAGCTTATTATCTTCCATGGTATTTCGATCTACAGAGATAGTATCTTCCCAGTCTCTGTTTTTAATGCTGAAGCTAAATTGCTTCAAAGCCTCCAGGGTACGTTCATCCACCCATTCTTTCATCCCCGGAACCTCAGCCATCCAGGAATAGTCCTCTGTTTCGGTTTCAGACGAGACTTCCATAGCAAGGGTATTCCACTTAGGATTAGTTGCTTCAAAAGTCTCTCCGTAAATGGCCCGTAGGCCCGAATAGGTTGCAGCTAAAAAATCACTTGTTACTACAGCCATAATTCCTTTTCCTCCTTAGCTAGCTTGTTAGCTAGTTTTCAATTTACTGGTTACTTCTAGCCAAGCGGCATAGATGTAAAGCTCATCAGTTGCCATCTGCCCGGCAGTAGGAGTCAGGATGAGCGTTAAGCTTGACGGTGCAGCAGGTACGTCACCATGTGCAATAGTGCAGGTGTATTCGCTCAGGGTTGCGCCCTCAGTTACTTCCGGGTCTGTACCAGCACAATCAGTATCACCGGCACCAAAGTAAGCCTCATGAACAATAACAGGTGTATCGTTAGCCCCGGCCATCCTAGCTAAAATATGGACCACACAGGCAGCCGCATCGTCGATACCAGGGTCTACGAAAGGAACGGTGACAGCGATCGGAGTCTGTGTACTATTTCCGTCCCAGGTTAACACAACCTCTTTATTAGCAAGTTGCTGGAAGCCAGGAGTTGCACCACCGGCAGAATACTTTGTTATGGCAGTACCGTCTTCCAGCGTAAAGTCGCCAAGAGCAATAGGAATAACCTTTTGAGCTGAAATTAAGTCTTGGTAAACTTCCTGCAAAGCACCTTCAACGTCAGTCTCTTCGGTAAAGGTGCCTTCATCGGCGATAGAAATAGAGCTTGCAGCATGAGCACCGGAAGTATCGGCAATGTGGGTTGCTACATCGGTCTGAAGCAGTGCCGGATAGATGTCTACCCATACCTGAGTAGCAGACTCATAGTTAGCGATCACGCCACAATAAATATCATTTGTGGTAGTGGCGGCCAGGCCAACGGTATTGTCGTCAACCAAAAATACAGCGTCGCCGATATTGGCAATAGTAGCAGCAGCAATGGCAAACAAGAATATTCCTTTGCGCTCTACCCTGCATTTTAAGGTGCCGTTACCGGTTACTGACTCATAAGCCACGCCGGAAAAAATTAAACCTGCAGTGTCGGCACCGGGAATTAGGTATCCGTCAGCGCCAACACATGCAGCAGCCCCCTTATAAACAGCACTGCCGCTCTTTACGGTCAGGGCCAGCAAATCGCCTTCTTTTTTCTTTCTATTTGCACTTGTAGTTAATGCCCCCATTATTCTTTACCTCCCTGCTCCTTAAGCCATTCAGGAGTAGCCTTTAGTATTTGTTCTTCACTTAATCCCAGCATCCCGGCAACCTGCGCCTGAGCCTCAGACATTTTAGAGGTACTGCCTGCAGCACCTCCGGCGTTGGAGTGTCCTTTTTCGCCCGGGATAATTTTGGGCAGATCCTCAATAATAGCCCCAATACCTTCTGGGTTTGCCATAAATAGCGGCTTGAATTTCTCAGACAAGGCTACGGTCATTCTGCCCTCACTAAAAGCCTTCTGGCTAATAGATTCCCATTTAACCGCTTTGGCTGCTTCGGCCAGTAGGATGTTGGTCTCAGACAACTTCTTAATTTCTGCCTGAGCGGTGGTAAGCTGCTCTCCCATAACTTTGACTGTCTCAGACAATTGAACAACCTCTGTGTTGTCCTGCTTGCCAGGTGCAGGATTGTTTTTCATAGCGACAATCGCGGCCAAAACCTCTGCCTCGGTGGCGTTCTCACTTAACCCGAGGGCTTTGTAGTGCTCTGCTAAAAGTTTCACGTCTGGGGTTCCTCCTTTATTTTTATCCCGGTTGCCCCCGGGTTGGGTTTCCTTTAAAATAAAACCGAGGGTCTCCATAACGCCCTCAGAAAGCAATATCGGGTCCATATTTTTTATAAATGGCCGGTTGGTTAATGCACCACCAAAGAGAACATTTTTATAGATCCGACCGCTCTCAGGGTCCTTCCATTCATTCGTAAACTCAGGGGAGAAATAACGGTAAATGCCATCCCTAATAAGCTGTTCACCCTGATATGTCCATTGTATTTCCGCTTGCAAACTAAACCCTTCATCATCCCGAGGTATTTTCCAGAGCTTTTTAAACCAACCCATTGCCCCAGCTTCCGGCTTATGCTCCTGGTCAACAGCTATGTCAATACCGCGAACATTTGCAAAAAAGTTAGCTATAAAGCCGTCCAGGTCGCTCTCCATAATTGAGATTGGACCATATAGCGGGTGTTCCCACTGTCCCGTTCTCATTATCTCAACTACCGATGTAGATGAATATTGCATCCCTGACGGGGCTGGCATCAGCATAGCCTCACCCAGGGCTATTAACCCGTAGAATTTATTTCCCATTTTCTCACTCGCCTTCACTGTGTATCCTGCGCCTTCTACAGCTGTCCAGGCCGCCTCTTCACACTTTACCCTGTCTCTGCCCTCAATAAATGCGTTGAACCACCGCATCCATATTTCCTGAGCTTCTACCGGGAGTAATCCCCTTACCTCTTCCGGTAGCTCGACAAGGTTAGTATAAGCTGAAAACTCCTCGACAATAGGTTCCTCAGTTTGTCCTGCTTTCGGTGAAGTTTTCCCACCTGCGTAGGCACGGGCTTTTTTATGTGCCTCTTCTTCGCTCATGCCTTTACGAATAAGCCAGGACTTCTTTGCCTTAAAGCGTTTACTTGAATTTTTACCATCAACATCTTTTCCCAAAATCTCACCTCCTCAAAGGAATATAAAATAATTTTATAGAATTACATTGGACAAGCTATTTCATAGAAAGGAGTAATATGATGACCAAAAAGAAGAATATAATCCAATTAGAATTTGGTGCCGACCAAAAAGGACGGGTTAAGCCAAAACAGAAAAAAGTTGATATAAGCATCCGACTTGACGAAGACATTGCTGCCGAGCTTTTCGGAGGCTACCCCTTCGACAAAATGACCAACGACGACAGAATCAGGCATTTAGCCCCGTTAATCTGGAAGCAGCTTGATCGCGTACAAGAGCGCTGGCAACGTCGGCCAGGTGGATCCCTTGATCCCGATAGGTGATTATTTTGCTATCAGGTTACCGTGTTTTTGCAGCAATTCATCTGGCGGCGGTTCAAATGTTACTTCCGGCTGTGGTTGCTCCTCCGGTAATACATATGCAAAGATACATCGGCAGCGACTGTGTACTGGTGGCTTAAACTTCTTAGCCTCTGGCGTACCTGCCTGGATTATCATACCGTCAAGTTTTTTACACAAGGGACAGGTGCGTTTATCTAAAATGGCAGAATATTGGATTCTCTTTACTCCCTGCTCCTCAGCAACAAAATCCCTACCACTATTTATCGCCCAGGCTGTCTGTACGGTTGCGTGACCTTCGAGTTCCTTCTTCATATAGTCCTCGATGTTTTGCTTTACAGCATCAACGGCATCCTTTGGCTTTTCTCCCGCCTCAACACTATTCAGCACATCAAAAACAACTTTAGCATTCATAGCTGAAATTATCTTTTCCGTTATGGTCATGGCTCGGAGACCAATTATTTGCTTACTCAAGTCAGGAATATCAGGCTTTTCGGTATCAAGCTCTTCTGCTGCCTGTCCTGCTCCGAAAGTGAACAGACCAGCAAGGTAGTCGTTAATGAACTGCGCTAATGGTTCACTGTCCACCGCTAACTGACTTACATCTTCCCATTTACCATCAGTGATCAGTGCGGCCAACTGCTTCAGGTACGGAGAAAACTGTTCGCCAAGGATCTCCATGCCCTTTTTGACAAAATCTTCTTCTGAGGTGTCAAACTTTTGGTCTATTTCGGAAAGCTTGATTCTTTTTTCGTAAGCTGTTAAGTCCCTACGCCATACAGGTTCAGCAAATTTAAAACCTATTGTTTTTGTTTCTCCACGGCAATCAGTTTCACTTGCCCTTACTGGTGGTTCCTTTATCGGTTCTTTTGGCTGACTAGTAGGTATAAAAGCTTCCTGCTGCCCTCCCCGGATTGTCTCTTTGTCAATCTCAGGCAACTCCATGAGTTCGCGCATATACTTTTCAAGCCCATCATCCGGTAGAATTATTTTCCCACCTACAAGACTTTTAACTCCCTCAATAATTCCAGCGGTATTCCTACCGCCAACCTTTTCGAACCTCAGCTTTGGATAACCTTCAACGTCCCAGTTATAATCAACCAACTGAGGAATGGCGTAGCTGTTTGTAGTATCGCAAACATACTTAGCCTGAGCATTTAAGGACATGAGAAAGAAGTCGCTCTGGTCCTTGCCCAGGGCAAAACTTCCTACACTGCCGGTACCAAGCTGTAGAAATTGAGCCAGGGCAGCCTTGGCGATCATCTGATCTTGATACTGGATATAGGGCAAAACCTCAATAGCTACCCGCTTACCCTCGAACATTTCAAGCTCCCAGCCAAAGGGTAACACTACCCCGGCATCCTGACCGGAACGAAGGTTCCTGACTATCTTTTCTGCTACTGCTTTATCGTCACTATCATCCTGTATTTCTTGCGGTAATTTACATACAGGCGTTCCCACATGGTTTTTCTCAATGCCGATGTTAGTTATTTTGAGCAGGAAGTCTTTTATAAACCAGTGCTTGTACGCTGCTCTCAATACTGGTATTCCATGCAGCCTCCCACCCTCTTTCCGATGGGTAAAAATCAGGCAATTGTCCACTGGCATCTCAACAAAAGAAGCCCCTGCTACGTATTGTTCAACGTGCAGCGGCCCGCCCTTTTCGTCATACTTGAAATCCTTTATAGTTTCATGTGGTCTTTCAGCAAACTTTCTCCACTTAGCAAAGCCTTTAGAATCTACCTCATAAACCTTTTCAAATATACTATGACCAAAGCTAAACATCAGCAATGCCAGGCGCAAAAAATCGTCCCAGTGTACGGTCATACCCTTTGGCGGACCTGAAAAAAGGTTCTCTTCGATGAATTCCGCTATTTGAACATCTTTAGGATTGTTTTTATCGTAAGGCTCCACATACCACCTGGTGGACCTGATCGGCAGCTCCAGGCAGTATAGTAAAGCCTGTACCTGGCCATCTGATCGGCGCATCTTGTCATAGGTTGTTATGCTATTCGGCCAGGTCAACAGGGAAAGGTATTCCGTATCTGACAGCCGGTTAAATAAGGACCTGCTTATTGAGCCTATTTCTTCTGCAAAGTTTTTTCTTGCCATTCTACCACCTCATGCCTGTTGCTTCGCTCTTCGGAACGGTTACACCTAATCCATATCCGCTCTTTAAGTCAGAAACCTCATACCCGTCCAGCGCATACCAAATAGCTGAAAAAGTATGAGGGTCAATATTAAACTGGTCTTCAATGATGTTTCCGTCCTTGTCAACCTTATAGGTTAAATCCCTTAATTCCTCAATTGTGTGGATACAGTTCTCAGAACATATTATTTGCTTAAATCTCTTAACCTTCTTAGTGTTTTGTAGACGCGAGCCCTGAAATTTCTTGCATTCCTTAATGTTAAACCCCTGCTGTCTAAAATACTGTATTGTTTTTGGCTCAGCCGAATCAGCTATGATAAGCTCTCTAGTTTGCCTAAACTCAGCTATTTCTATAGCTGTTTTATCGTCTGTCATGTGATTCTTGTAGTATTCCCAGTAGATATAGAGGATCTTATTTTCATGGTCTATGACCAATCTCAATAAGGCATTATAGGAAGCTTCAAAGCCAAAGTCAAAACCAACGCGCTTCATATTGCGTTGAATATTATTTATAGCTTCCATCACTTCATAATGTGGTTTTACTTCAAACTGTGGTAGCACCCTTATGCCATTTACCCCGAATCGGCCGTTTCTAGCGATTCGATAAAGGTCAGGATCGTATAGTTCTAATTCTTCGAGTTGGTCTATATAGCTCCTGGGCAAAAATAAATTATCATCAGCCAATGAGTGATGATAATAGACATTATTTATTATCAATATTCTTGACTTGTATAACTGCTCATCATCCAGGGCAACAAACTTAAAAAAGTGCTTAAATGTCCAATTCCCCTTACTAACCGGATTAGTAGACAATATCATATGAAGGCTTAAGCTGGGATGCCTTAAACGTCCGATTAATTCTTTAAAACCCTCGTATTTTAGTTCTGAACACTCCTCTACCCATATGATACTGACATTATGTATAGATTTAAGCTTAGCCGGCTTATCCATGCCCTTAAAAATTATCTTTGAGCCATTAGGGAATCTGATCTGCATTGGCGACGTTACAAGTTTTATTCTATCGTCAAGCTCCAGTTCAGTAATTATTTCACTGAACAGAGCAAAGCAGCTATCCCGCATTGTATCGTAAACTTCTCTGACAACTAGGGCTGTCCTTTTCTCCTGAAGCAGCTTTAATATTATTTTTAAGGCCACGTGATAGCTTTTAGATGAGCCGTAACCACCAACAAGAAGGTAAAATTTAATCAACCAATCAAATAGAAAATCTTCAAAGTGAGGGTTAACTTCCTTTTCCACTACCCTCACCCTTTCGCTTGATTATGATTTCAATTGGTTTGTCATCGTCGCCGCCTTTAATCTTTTCAACTTCGGCTCTAAGCTTTTCTACCCTCAGTCGGTGCCCTTCAACTAACATACCCTTAAGTTCATACTTCTCTACCATATCCTCATAACGAGAAATGAGACCCTCCAAGGTCTTCATAGCTGTGCTTTGCGCTTTTAAGAAACCAGCCTGCTTATCCCAAGCGAATTGGAGTTCCCATTCTTTTTCCCATCCATCACTTTGCATACCGCTGGTTTCCTTCTGGCGTTTCAGGACCTTAGTTAAATCATCTTGATCTTTAACAAACATAATCTTCTGCGCCCTGGCTATAGCCGTATACTGAATTACTATCTGATCCCAAAGAATATCCAGAGGGCTTTTCTCTATAATCTCGTTTACAATGGCCCTGGTCTCCTCATCATCGGGGAATATACGAGCAAAGAAGCCATGCTTTGTAGCGTTTTGACTACCCAGTGGCGGCCCGGTACTCTTCCCCCCGTGAAACTTACATTTGTCCTTTCCAGGCTCGGCTTTCTTTTTGCAGCGCTCACCGGTCTGTTTAGATTTCGCCGTACACTGCCCTTCCCATCCATCAAGGTGGACCTTACAGAAGCGTTCTCCATCCAAAGCCTTATTACGGCAGCGCTCGCCAGACTTATGGCCGGTGGCTTCGCATTGGCCGGGGAAATAGTCTTCCGTTACTTTTTCAATAGTAACGTTACCTTTGCCATTAGTAACGTTACTATTCATATTCGGTAACGTTACTTTTGCCTGCTGCAACTTCTCTTCCCACCGGTCCTGATTCTTCCACTTGCGGATTTGTATGTCTGAAACGCCAAGCTCAGCGGCTATGTCTTTTAGCTTAATAGTGCCTCCACTTGACTGCCATATTTCAAAAGCCTTATCACGCTGGGGGCTTCGTTCCCTCGCCATCACCTCACCTTCAATCTGCAATGGTAGTAACAATTCTGGAGCCGGGTGCAGGACTCGAACCCGCATCGATGCTTACTGGGCATTCGCTCTACCTGATTGAGCTACCCCGGCGTACTATCAAGCACAGAGCAGAATATTTACCCTGCATTTGATTATAAAGTAGGTTAGTAGTGCAGTAGCGGTTACATAACATTATTAGATAAAGGTAAACCTCCTTTCGCGTTGAATAGTGATAATTGGACAGGTTACCACAATTCAACATAGGAGGGAGGTGAATATTTTGGCAAACAAAGAGGATAATAATAAACCGAGTAGACCTATTGTAGAAAATTCAGTCAAAGCATCTGAAAACTTTAGTAAAAGAAATGCCTTGACTAAACCGACTCATCTTGTTGAAATTGCAAGGCTTAGTCCTAATCCTCCTCCGCCACCAAAGAAGGATGATTGACTTCTTTAAGTTTTTTGCAGTAATCATTAAAGTAAGTCATATCATAGAAAGTTATTATAGTCCCTGTATCAAAGTTAAAGTAAACAAGTCTTTTATCATCAAAGTATCCTTTAAACTTTTCAACAACATCGAAACTGTCAATTGTAACTTCCCGGGGCTTATCACCACTTTGTGAGAAGCCCCGCAAAAACCCTTTTACCTCAGAGCCGCCTTCTTTTGATTTAAGTGATACTACTATCTCATCACTGTTATTAACAACTTCTTCCCAAACAGTATTAAAACCACTTTTCTCTGCCTTACCCAGTTTTTTTCTACCGAAATCCAAAAATCGTATATAGATAGAATTTTTCTTGTTTTGCGTAGCAAATAATAACCCGATAATAACAGCTGATATAGTACTACTACAAGTATATAAAATTAAATGTTTAAACGAATTCAACCACTCTTGCATTATACTTATGGAACGAATACCCCACCACTGGCCATCATATTTGCAAACCCACACCCAGTTAACTAATTCAATCAACGCCAATGTTATAATAAATACCGGCATACTAAGTATTATTGCTTCTATAGCTTTATCTAAATCACTTTTTGGTCTACCGCAATCGTCGGATAAATTTTCCTCAGTAGATACTGCAATCATTCCTGGTATTAAAAACAATAATACAATAAATATATTTTGTATCATATAGACCACCCCCTCATCTCAATATTCGTCAAAATTATTAGCATTTCCTTCCTAAAATTTGCGACAAATACCAACATGCTCACATTACAAAAACCGCCCTCACCAGGCGGCTTCTCTATTTCCGTCTCTTCCCTAGTTTAGCCCCCTACTTCTCCTCACTCAGCCTCGGCTTATCGGCAATCTTCTTCCACCAGCCAGGGTCATGTATCCATGTCCCATTCACACAGCGAAAGTCCTGCGGATTTATCGGACTAACCTTCAAGGGGTCTGCGCCAACAACTTTCCGCATCAAACTACCCCCTTATATATATGCTGTTTTCGTACGACAACCTGAATCTTTTTTTCTGCCCTACTTACAAAATTCTGTACACTTCCCTTATTGCAGCCCATTATTGTACCTGCCTGAGCGAAGGAATAACCCCTGCCCCTGACTAAATCAAAAGCGTATCTTTCGCGCTCTGTTAGATTAGTCATTAGGATATCAAGTAAATCTAAAACAGCTTCGGGGGCAGAATCTGTAGTAATTGTATTTGCAATATATTTAGCCATTTGTGCAGGGTCTACAGATATTTCTCTTTCGTCTTTGCGTATTCTACCAGCTCTCCAAGTAGATCCAGGTACCTTTCCGGTCTCCATAATCTCAATGGCAAAGTTCGCATCTGAGATCATGCTGCTACACTCCACCGGTATCACTTTAGCCGTGCGTAAGTTTTTTATCGACTGCTTGTACTCCTTAATCAATTCCTGCATCAAATCCACCCCCGAATATGTGTTTTAGCCAGGCGTTAACCTGGCTTGTTTTGGTTATTTATATCCTCACAAACAGGGCTACATAGGCACGAAAAATATATAAGCACCAAACAATTACGACCTCACCGTTGAAAACCTGGAACCACACAGGCGGCTTGTCGCCAGGCTCATTTTCGTACCAGTAATCTTTCTTTTTAGTTGACCAAGCGACAATTAAGCCAAAGTAATTCCCAAATATAAATCGCTTAACGCCTTTCTGTTTGCTATGAGCTGTTCTCATTTACCTATCTACCTCTCTAATAACATATCGGGGAGCTATGTAATTCATGGAATCTCTTTCTAAACTCAAAAGAGTCTACTATCTGTTGCGGAGTAAGTAAAAACCAGCCCATATTTCCGTTAAAATATTTAACATAGCATAATATTAAATCTTCTTTTTCCACCAGCAAGCCCCTCCTAAATACTACACTAGCTATTTCTTACCCCTCCCCTTCTTCGGTTCCTCCGCCTTTGGCTTGTCCGGTATATCGATCCACCAGCCTTCAATATACTCAAACTTATCCTCAACCATCTTAAAGTTTATCGGAACCTGACTACTTATTTCCCTGGGATCTGGCCCGACAACCTTTTTAAGCATGTCTCTCGTCGCTGTTCAGTATAATCGTGCAGCATACCCAGCGGTAAAAGCTGATTGTCGTAACTGCATAAAATCCGCCGCCCAAGTCAATCCAAAACGTAAATGGTTCCTCCTTTGGATTGGGCCTTATTCCTTCGTCTGAGTGTATTTGATGATTAAATCTATTATGTAGCTTGACCTTTAGCCTCTTAAAGTTATCCTTGCCGCCACGCCCCTTATACTGCTTATAGGCATGGTCAGTTAGTGTTATTTGATACACCCCGCCCCCTCCTTCGGTGTCCGTTTATAACCCAAACGGCAACTTATCGCCCTCAGCGAAAACCCAAATATGATACATGCCTGCCTCGTCAACCAGTTCACTTTCTGCCGGGAATACTTCAACCGCAACCCTTTCCTTACCGAAAAGCTCATTCTTGATTTTCTGCTTTTCGCGCCAAGGAATGTCGGTATTGCCGGTATTTCTAATGCAAGCATGTTCAACTCTGCCAATCATTGTATTTAATGTTCTGACCATGACAGCGTACTTGCCATTAGAATATGCTTTATCCATTTCACCAAACCAACCGGTGCCCACCCCGGATTCTTTAGGACTCGGTTTTTGTTCCCACGGCAAGTTTCCTGACTTTTGCAATTTTCTTCGCTCTGCTCTATTCATCATTGTCCTCCTCGAACGCCGGTCCCCAAACCACTTCCTCGTAGTCATCAACTACCTTACAGTCACGACCAAACATTACCGCTTGCACAGCATGGTCGACTGCTTCTTCCTTGTCCTCGGTAGTGTGTAGTGTGACATATTCTTCTTCTCCTAAGAGAATTTCTATTAATTCTCTAACGTAGTACATATTATTTCTCCCCTGGATACCAAACTTCGTCGCCGTATTCATTCTCAACATAACAGGGATGTCCTTGTTCTGTTAGGCTTTTCGCCTCGCCAATGGCGTACTGCTCGTTGTCTGTCTCAAAAGCAGTGCCACCGTTCTCAAAATACTGCAAATCAGCTTCATTAAAAGTTGATTCATCATTCATAAACAAATGTAATATAATTAAATCCTCTGGCGTTCCGTTACTAAAAGCAGGCTCTAATTGCTCATTTATGTCCTTTATGGAAAACATATTGTAGTCTGGATTATACTTTTTAACTATGTCGTTAACGTAAAATCCACAAGCAAGTCCATGCGTTGAATGACCTATTAAGTTTCCATCTTTATCAAATATACTAATACAGTTACCCATTATCGATACCCCTTAGCTAGATAAGGTCTAACCTTCCGCAAAATCAAATATTGAGGAATATGTGGCAATTCTAACTGCATAAAATTCATCCTTGTTGAATTGTCTTTCATTTTAGCCAACTTGTCCCGGTGAAATTCGCAAAATTCGACGAATTCACCGGTTAGTTGACGTTCTTCAGATTCTGTTAGCCTCACCAATTATTCCTCCGTAAAGTCCAGTTCCGGGTACCTAAACAGAAGTATCTTTTTCTTAATCTTGTATTCAGGAGTCTTAAAACCTTTCGTATCAATAACCTGTCTACTGTCCGAATAGGTTCGTCTAGTTGCTGTCCTCGCGCTCCAGTCGGTGAAGTTTCGCCATGGTACTTTGATAAAAACGCTGTCACCAGAGCACTGTGATCCTTGGTTGTAACAGTATGCAGTGACTCCCCTAAACTACTACCAGGTCCTGTGTAACCGCCGCCGTAGTGTTTGGCTATAAAAGCAGTAACTAATTGCGATTTACCCATGCCTCCAGCAGTAACCGTCCCTAAAGGTTCCTCTATCGAATGTCCTATGGATTGTCCAAATTGCCTTGCTATTACAGGTGCTACTATCCCAAATCCGTGCTTAGATGTGATAGTTGATAGCGGCTTATCTAATGGCCGGCAATAATGATGTTTAGCCCCGCTATGATTCACCTGCACGATAAAGGGATGGGGATTGTTTATGACAAACTTCTGAATTCCCCGGGCAATACGCCGCATCGTGTTTTCAGCTAGTGGCTTTTTGCGTTCAAAAATGCTCGGGCAGGGTAACGACCAATCAATGATTTCAGCTGCCATTCTCCATGGTTTCAACCTGCCGCTTTTGACATCCAAACTCTCAGGGTTACCGTGAGTTGGCACTGGCCACACTATCGGCCTACCGTCGCACCTAGCTATCAAGAAAAACCTTTTCCGTATTGTTGGCGCCCCATAGTCACACGCCCTAAGCTCTTTATACTCAACTTGATAACCTTGCCGCCTAAGAGCGTTTATGAATACATTGAACGTCCGTCCCTTTTGCTTGGGGTCAGGTTTTCCATCCATCAGCGGGCCCCAGGTTTTGAATTCTTCAACGTTTTCAAGGATGATCACCCGTGGTCTAACTGTTGCCGCCCACCTGACTGCCACCCAGGCAAGCCCACGGATATGTTTTTCTACAGGTTTTCCGCCTTTGGCTTTGGAAAAGTGCTTACAGTCAGGACTCAGCCAGCACAGCGCAACAGGTCTACCTTTTACCGCTTGTCGCGGATCCACGTCCCAAACAGATTCACAAAAGTGTTCTGTACCGGGATGATTTACTTTGTGCATAGCGATTGCTACCGGATCATGATTTATGGCTATGTCTACACTCCGACCAATGACCAGTTCAATGCCGGTCGATGCCCCGCCACCACCGGCAAAGTTGTCAACAATGATTTCTCTAATAACCTCACCCCCTTTTTCTGCGTATTCATGAGGTTATTTTGCTTTATTCAACCTCATCTGTACCCGAATATCAGTATCTGCTTCAAGCTTGTACGGCTGACAAAGCTGAATAATCCTACTTGCAGCACGATCCCCAATTACCTCACCAACATCTTCCACGCTAAGGTTTGTAGTGATAACGGTTGGCAGGTTATGGTTAATTCTGTAGTTAAGGATTGTAAATAACTTACTTCTCGCCCACTCGGTATACTGGTGCGCTCCAAGGTCATCCAGGATTAACACCGCTACTTCCTTGGCCGTGTCGATAATATCAAGCTCGCTGTATTCGCTGTCTTTGTTATAGGTGTCTTTGATTTGGTCAAGCAAGTCCGGCACCACACAAAACAGAGTAGCGACGTTTTTTCTAAGCAACTCGTTAGCTATGCAGCAGGCAAGATAGGTCTTTCCCCGGCCAGTTTTTCCGGTCAAAATAAGGCCATCGGCCTGGCCTTCAATAACGCTTTTAACAAAGGCTTTAGCTGCTTCAAGTGTCTTTTTAGCCGCAAATACCTTGTCGCCGTAGTAGATAAAATTAAAATTTTCAAAGGTCATTTGGAGCATTGATTTACTTAGCTTGGAATTCTTAAATCGGTTAATAATCTGCCGCTTAATCATGCAGTTACAGCGTTTTGCTGTGTTTCCATCAACCAAAACAATTCCACGGCCTTGGCATATATCACACATAGAATCACCTAATTTTTATAAAGTTGTCTCAGTATTTCTTTTTCCTTTTCCTTGTTTTTGGGATTTCCCCAGGTGTCTGTTTGGGGGCTCGAGCTTGATTTACTGGCTTTCTTTTTCTTAAATTCTGCATCTACCCTTGCTACCCCGTCCATTGTGATTACTTGGTTATCTACCCAGTCGTTTAGTATGGTCACGGTATAGCTTAATCTTGTCTTGCCATGTAATCTTGTTCTCCGAATTGCCTCACAAATAACTGATTGATCCATGCCGCCATCGACATAGCTTTGCAGATTCCCCATTTCGTTAGGACTAATAAGCCTACCAAATTCCTGTTCGTAAACTTTAACGAAACTTTCCTCTTCGTGATCATGATCATTATGATCTTTTAGTTTAGTTTCGTTTAGTTTATTTAATGTGGCATGGTTGTCGGCATGGTTGTCGGCATGGTTGTCGGCATGGTTGTCGGCATGGTTGTCGGCATCTAATGCCGACAAATTATCTACTGTCTTTTTGTCGGCACATTTGTAGGCATTAGATGCCTGCTTTTGTGCCGACTTTTCTTCTATATAAAACGGTATTATTGAATATAAAGCAGCTTGGCTTCCTTTGCGCTGTCGCCACTTAATTCTGCCCTTCTGCGCTAGTTCGTTCCTGGCAGATGATACAGTCCTGGGTGCAAGTCCAGACTTAACGCATAGCACCGATACGGCCACAGCAAACTCATCCATCCATGCTGTTTTATTGTTTATGTGCATCAATGCGTGCCATAAAGCAATGCCAGATAGTGATAGTACGTTTGTTTCGAGCCAATCATAGAATGCGTTAAGTTCTTTGATATAGTTCATATTTGCACCCCTAAGCATCATTTGAAATCGGTATTAAATGGCCTCAATCTATACAATCTACTAATTACTGCAAATAACCCACCGACACTTTTAATATTTTCCTCTGTTACGTCTTTGGCCGCATATTCTGCGCCATAAGCAACGTGTTCGCGCTTGTCCTTTAGGTTGTTATAGTGTGCGGTATCCTTGTGCCCCGCCTTCTCCATTCTCAGCAAGGCAACATCTATACGCCTAAGAATATCCATACTTCTGATACTCAACAATCAGCTTATCCAGCTTCTGGGAAGTCTTCAAAAGCTCCTCCGGTGGACAAATGTAAAGCTTTTTCCGCAGTCGCTCAATCCTCAGCCTCAACTTCGCTAAATCCCGGTCCGTCATTACCCTAGCCTCCATAGACCTTTTTACATTCCTTCAAGGCAGTATCAACCAACTCGGAACACCTTTCGCAGTGGCTCATTAGTTCCGTTAGTGTTTCAACCGTCTCCCGCAACTGCTTATTTTTCTTCCGCAATGACCTGACTTTAGTTTTAGCCGTGCTCAACTCGGCCTTTAATTTGTTTACAGTTAAGTTATGATCTGCTATAGTAACCACCTCACGATCTGCCCCACCATATATACCCCCGCCAGTATCACAACCCCATACCCCACGGCCTTGGATACCAGTTTGTCCTCACCCTCAAACCACTCCTGTATTGCCGTAAAGGCCATGTCAACCCGCCTGGCTAACTGTCTGATTAGGCAGGGACGGCGAACTATGCGCCGTGTGCCTTGTAGTTTAGCTGTTTGCATCGTTGAGTGCCTCCCTAGCAAAACGCTCTAAGTTATCCCATTCCTCAACGTCGCTAAAAGTCATATATCCTGCGCCCAAACTATCAGCTTCTTTTCCGCATTCTTCCCGCCAGTTGCTAATTTCAGTTAGTGCTTTCTGTAACCGCTCAACCTCTGCCTGCAATTTATATTCATCATAGTCTACCTTTAATTTCCGTAGCTTTCTAAGTCTATCTAATTTTAACTTAAAGCTACTCATAGTATTTTTTAGTCTCTCAACCTCTGCCTCTGCCGCAATTGCCCGGCTGATAGCTTCCGGCCAACCTTCGCGGGCAGCAATAATAAAGTTAGCATCCGCACCGTGTAGTATCATATCAGCGACAATCTTATCCTTATTGCAGGCGTGTTCGCTCTTAATGATGTAGAAAATTTCTGACTTACCACTACCATTAAAGGAATCAATTTTATCTATCTCCCATGGCCCCGGCGTTACTTTCCCGTAAATCCCTAAATCAGCCTGCAAATCACGCTTTCCCCCTGTCATCCACCTTCACCCTTTCGTTGTATTTCTTAATATTCCGATATGCGGTGTTCGCCGACACGCCGTAATATTTGCCAAGTGCCTCGTAAGACATGCTTTTCTTGAGCCGAACCATTTCCCTGATAACGTCCTCAGTTAGACGGATATTCTTTCCCCCGGTCATACCTACTGGCGCTATGCGCTGAAATGATTCCTCGGGAGTTATCTCGGTCAAAATACACACAGCCAAGGCCAGCCAACATACTTCCTCTCTGATTATTAACCCTGTCATTCATCATCCTCATCAAGTTCTGTCGGTAAAAGAGAGTCTATAAACTTCTTGACAGCCTGCACTAACTGCTCCCGGTCCATCTTTGTGTATCCTTTAATTTTGTTTTTCTTGCAGCACTTCCGAAGGTGCGTTATGGGCCATGTATCAACTGCAGGTATATTTAAAGCTACTTCCTTCGTTGTAATTTCTGTCATAAATATTTCCACCCCGCATATTCATATATAAGAGGAATATTGTTCCAGTTCAAGAGATTAAAAAAATTTAGCTTATTTCATTAACCTGCCGTTTCCGCTGTCCTGACCAAAGATTTGCTCTGGCTCTCCTGATATGAGACTTAGCGTAAACTTGTCCAGCAGGCAAAGCTTTCTTGGAAAATACCGACACGTTTAATTTATGAACCATTTCCCGGCTAAGCAGTTTTAACCTTACCTTTTCCACTACTTTATAAGGGATGCTATAAGTAACCTCGCAAGAATTACAGCTATAGCCACCATACCACGGCATCATGTAGCTATTCACAAAACCACTCTCCCCCTCGCCGCACTAAATACCCAACGGGCAACCACGGCATTTTTTCTTGCCGATCTACGCCCATCACGGTACCCAGTGAGGTAAATTTCCTTTTCATGCTTTCCGGCGGGAGGCAGCTTGGGCCTACCCAAAAATCCAGCATTAAAGCCGCTCTGATATGGACTTTCCAATGTTCTGCCTCCCTTGTGTGTTAGATTAACTTACTTTTATTCCTCTACGCTTTAACTCATTAAGCAATTCCTTACTACTGGATTGCTGTAATTTTTCCTTTTTGTCTAAATACTCTTTTGGTTTCTTGTCCTGTTTTAGTCTCTTGAGTCCGAAAAAATTATGAACATCGAATAGCTCAAAATCGGCAATGTTCCTGTAGTTGTACTTGTTAACTATTACCCACCACATATTATTAATATTGTGATACACCTTGCCGCGCATAAGTCTACCGCTTATAGAGCATCTGAAATACTTTACTTCTCCGTTGTGAATAATATTTTTGTCCCTGTCGGTATGATTATAGTCACCCTCGCAAGTTGTACCATCCAAATCCGATAACTTAAAGTCCATAGATTTTTGAGGATGGTGCCAGCTCTCTACGAGGTTCCGTTTAATTTTATCTTCAGCCAGTTTATAAGATGGCTTAGTATTATCTATGCAGCCTAAACCTTCTAAAAAGGCCTTCATGTACCTGGTTTCATTTAGAAAAACTAGCTTAACAAGATAAGGCATCTTATTAAATCTATCGAAGTCGTATCGACCACCATGTATATTTTCAAAAACTATATTCTGATAAAATTCAAAACTAAATCCTACTGGATACCTGTGTAGTTCGAATTCTAAATCACCCTTCTTGCCATAAAAGTAATCATTTCTGATAATCTTGCCTACGCTATCGTCATTCTGAATGCACCAACCACGCGACCTCATAAAGTTTAAAAGTCTGTGCAGTGTTCCGTAATGCGACCAGTACCTGTCGAGGATATCTCTTTTCTCTTCGGTATCGTTTATGAAAGAGAAACTGGCCGAATCCTTGCCTATGTTAAATGTGTAACCTTTCATGCCTTTCACGTCCTTGTCAATAAGTATAAAAACGTGTATAATTATTCAGTATGTTTATTTAAGCGGCGGGAGTTGTAGCTCCCGTCTTTATTTTTTGCACTCCTTAATCTGCTCTCTGCCCTGCTTTTTCAGTTCCTTGTTGGCACAATCAGTGCAAAGTGCATAGCTCTGTGTACCACGATCAATCGAAAACTTAGCATCTGCGGTCTTGCAATCAAAACATTTAGCCATATCCTCACAACCTCCCTAAAATATTTATATTTCACTTAAGTACTGACTTGGTATGCCTGACACTTGCTTACCCTGCCAGTCCGAATACGTCAGCGACCGGCACAGTACCAAGCGGTTTTTAGCCCTCGTCAGCGCCACATAGCAGAGCCGTCTTTCCTCTTCCTCGTCCTTGTTGCTCTTGCTAGGGAAAACCCCTTGATTAAGCCCCAGAACAAATACTGTATCAAATTCAAGCCCCTTTGATGCGTGAACGGTCATCAGCTTCACGGCAGGCTTTTCTTCGATTAACTTCTCCTGAATATCGCGGTATTTCAAAAACTTTAGGAAGCTCTGTACGCTGTCGCTTTCCCAAAGGCTCCGCTTGCCCTGCTCCCAGTTCTCCATGGTGACTATGGCCTTCTTAATATCATCTACCCTGTTTTGCTGGCCATATTGGTTGTATTTTTCTGTTATCCCAAGTACAAGGTCAATGCTCTTAAGATACTGACTTGCTTTTGTATATTGTCCTTGCTCAACTACCATTTCTATCTCTTCTACCATTTTCCTAAAAGGATAGATCGAACTATTTTCGCCACACATACAAGTAGCTTCATAGAGACTGCAACCGTTTTCATAAACTAATAATTCAATTTCCTGCAGTTCTATTTCGCTATATTTCCTTAACGAGAAATCCAAGCACTTCTTATAGGTATGGTTATCTTTTTTGTTATTGAGGAATTCCATAAACTCCAGCATCCCGCGAACACCATTTTTCTTAAATGGATCATCGCTGCCAGAAACTATTTGAGTAGGTATTTTTATACCGTCAAGATAAAATACAGCGTTTTTAATCTGCCGATTAGTCCTGGCTAGTATGGCTATGTCCTGCGGCTTGATTCCTTTACAAATGAGTTCCTCAATGTTCCTAGCGGCAACCAATGCTTCTTGTGCACTAGATTGAGTTACTGCAGTATAAATTTCCACCCCGTCTTTATGAGCTATCAATTTCTTTTCTGTCTGGTTGGTATTGAATGATATAAGTCTATTAGCTGCTGCTACTATCGCCCTGGTTGACCGGTAGTTGTCCTCCAGCTTAATAACCTCACAACCCGGATATTCCTCCGGGAATCGAAGTATATAGTCAACTCTGGCTCCGCGCCATCCATAAATTGCCTGAAAATCATCTCCTACCACAAACAGGTTTTTCGGTGCTATGAAATTAATCATTCGTTTCTGATCGTCACTGGTATCCTGAAACTCGTCTATAAAAACATAGGTGTAGTTGTTTTGGTATTCCAAAAGAGATTCGGGAAATCTTTCCCATAAACGGTTAACTAAATCGATAAGCCTGTCCAAGTCAACGGCGTTGTTTTGCCGCAATCTATAGCCGTATTCAACCAATATCCTGAACTCTTCGGGAAACATTATTTTTTCCCCGATCATATCTTCACAGTTCTCATATCTCTGCATGACCTTTTTAAGCGTTACCTTACCACCGAACTCCTCAATAATGGTTTTTAAAATACTCTCGCGGTCTTCCTGGTCATAGATGGTAAAGTTAGGTTCTAAGCCTACCTTATGGCCCCATCTGCGAAGCACCAATACCGCAAAGGCATGAAAAGTATTACAGAATAGCTTCTTGCCTTGCTCTTCGCCAATCAGCGAGATAACCCGTTCTTTCATCTCCTTGCCCGCTAATCTCGTGAAGGTTAAAGCCAGCATTTGTCCGGTTCCTACCCTACATTCCTGGTTTAAATAAGCTACCCTATGTGTCAGTGTTCTTGTTTTTCCGGTACCGGCCCCGGCCAGTGTCAATATAACCGGGGCATTTGAAATAACTGCAGTTCTTTGGGCATCGTTTAAGCCGTTAAGAAGTTTCATTTTGGTTATCCTCCGGCTTAGCTTGCTCTTTCGGTGACTCTACTTCGATCAGGATCCGCACCGTCGAACCTAAAGGCATACTATTAAACATAACTTTGATTAGTCCAGAAATATCCGCAGTTCTTAGCGGCCTTGTCGTTTTTCTTGATGCTCCTGAAATTACTCCAACTACATAGTCATTTGGATTTGCATCAGTTACCATAGCTGTCTTGCCTTCAATAATTATCTCACGCACTCTGTTCCACCTCGCTTGCTGGCGAGCTCAGGTCCCAAACCTGCCACCCATCGGCCTCGAAAGTAAACTCTATGGCACCGGCAAGGATAATATTGTCCAGTTTCCCGGCCAGTTTACTAAGTCCGCTAATTAGCATCTGGAAATTATGCCTGTCCAAGTGGTTTAAATCGTCCATGACCAGTATTTTGAGTTTCGGATTTGCCCTATCCAGGATAGTGACCATCATGGCGGCCAGAAACACCGTCTGTTGTCCTGTACTAAGAGCATCAAAGTTAACCCTGTACCCCTTTTCGTTTGTCCATCCAAATTGGAATATTTCCTTACCGGTATCTGATTCAGTTTGAAAAAACGGGGTTTGGTTAAATCCCATCAGCTGCAAATTGCCGCCAATGTCTGACCGTATCGGTTCTAAAATTTCCTTGACCAGTTCACCCTGTATGCCTTTAGGACCCAGCGCCTGACTCAGAGATTTTAGGCCAAGGCTCATATATTCAGCCTTTGTATTTTCAATCATTGACTGCTGCAGGAGAAGGATTGTCTGTTTAGCCTTTTCCTTCTCGGAAACTGACTGCTTCAGTTCAGCAATCCTGGACCGTATCCCCTCAGCTTGCTTCTCCTGAATGTCCACCGGCGCAAATGCGTCTGCCGGTTCGTTCATCAGATTAATAAGTTCCGTTTTGTGCATGTTAAGCTGATTTGTGTATTTCTCTGCATCAGCTAGAACCTTATTTTTTTCACGCTCCAGTGTATTTATATTGCTCTGCTTAACCGCGTTTAGGTTATTGGCCTTCTGTGCCTGTAGCACAGCCTCTTCGCGCTTGTCTTCCAGGGTTTCCGATTCAGTTTCCAAGGCTTTTATTTGGACGTTCAGTTCCTCAATTTTGACTGTTAGATCTGAAACTTTAGCTTCACCCTCGGACTTCTTTCTGTTAACAAAAGCATCAAGTCCATCCCAACTTTTCGGACATGCAATTTGTTGATGGATAGTGCATTTTCCGGCAAGCTCACCTGTTTTGGAAATTGCCTGCACAAGGGTGTTAATCTGAGTTTTAATAATCGTTATCTGACTATTAAAACCTGTTCGCTTATCGGTCTTTTCTTTAAGCTGTTTCTTTATTTGAGACAGCCTTTTCTTTATTTCTGCTGTCTCAGCTTCGTTATCCACCGGAGGCGTAATCTGCCCTTGTAGTTCTTTGATTTGCGCATCCAAGACTGCGGTATCAGAGCTAACAGGTATTTCTTCTAACCCTTTGATAGTAGACTGCAGTTCGGTTATCTTGACAGTTCTCCGGTCGGAGCTTTTCTTTTTCTCAACCCCGGTGGAAATCTGCTTTTCCACCGTAATAAGCTGTTGCTGCAGTTGCTCAAGTTCAGCTTTGGCCTGAACAATATTCCGGTCCGTTTCCTCAAGTTCGTTTTTCTTTTCAGCTATCTGTCTGACAGCGCCTTGGGCATCCTTCTGTTTGCTGTTCCAGTAGGAAGATTGAGCAGAAGTCCAGTCCAACATGCTCTGTAGCCCTGCGTGAATGTCTGCTTCTTGCGGGTACTCTGCCATAGCCATGCTGATAATTTCTTTGTTTGCGTTATATCTATCAGGGTTATTGGCCCCTATTTCAGTGGTTAAAAGTTGATCTGCGATATACTTCTCAACGTCTTCCCTGGTCCACGTACTCGAGGTAATCGGACTAAGCGAATAAACAAAATCCCTGCGCTTAGCGTCCGACAACCCAAGAAATTCACTGAAATCAAGCATCACCGGGAAACTGCCTATCTCATCCAAGATTCTGGCTTTCTTTGCAGTGTCGTTTTTCTCGCCCTTGCCCGGAGATACTAAAATAGATTCAGCAACAGTAACCTTTTTTGCACCTGTTTTGCTGTCCTCAGATTCCTTCTTAGTAAAGGTCCTGCTAAACTTGAAATGGTCCGTCTGCAGACCAACTGTCATAACTCCGTTGGTCGAAAGTTTGAATGTATCCTCCGCCCTTTTTCCGGCTCCCGGCACGTAGCCCATTATTGCAGTGCCTAAAGACTGTACCCTGGTAGTTTTTCCGACACCATTTCTACCTACAAAAATGTCCATGCCAGTAAGTGGCTGATTGCAGGTCTGACCTTTAACGTTCTTCATTTCGATGGAGTTTATCAAAACATATCACCACCCAGGCCATTCAGGTCAGCTTGTCCGAATCCATTATCTCTGTTTATTTCAGCAGCTTCCGGTTCTTCTGATGCGGCTTTATTTAAACGCTCTTCCTCATCCATTTCAGCGCCAATTTCCTCAGCAGAAACTTCGGCTTTTACGTCTATGACCTCAGCCTTTTGGCCGCCGACTACTATCTCTTTGCCATCCTCAGCCTGACCAGCCATATCCATAAGCTGATCCTGAGTGAAGTCGTGCACAAAACCAACCAGAGTAACTTTAGCTGTCCGGCGCTTCTCCTGTCCCTCAGCGTTTACATATGCTATATGCGACAGTGCTGGGTGCTGGCTCATTGCTAACCTTGTGGCAATTGTTTGGGCGTTACGCTCTGCAAACTGCTTTTTATTTACAAATGTGTCGATGGCCTTAAGTATTTCCTTGTGTCCAACGTCGGCCCA